GCCAGACGGGCGGAACCTGAGCGATGCTCTATTAGAGGCAGGATTAGCTAAACCGTATGACGGAGGAAAAAAGCAATGACCAGAGACGACATTATCCGCATGGCGCGGGAGGCATTACTACCATCTTGCCATTTAACACATCCGAAAGCTCTGGAACGATTCGCCGCGATCGTTGCTGCTGCCGAGCGTGACCGAATTGCAGACGAAGCCAAGCACATCATAAAGCGAGCAGAGGCCCGTGGCGCCGCTGCCGAGCGTGAAGAGTGTGCGCAGGTGTGTGAAGCGGAGCGCGAGCGATTGTTTGAATGGGGTAATGGCCTGCAGGTAATTACGGCTGACAAACTTACCGAAGCTATTCGAGCAAGGGGTGAAAAATGAACTGGCTGAAAAACAAAATATGCGACTGGTTTCGCGCTGGCGGCGACATAAAGCGCGATTGCTACGGACGGATTAATTGGCAGTGCCGCACGTGTTATAGGTGGGCAGAACCGGTGGACCCGCAAACAGAACTGTTAATGACCGCTGCCCATATTAAGGAAGCCATTATTAAAGAAGTAATACGAGCAAGGGGAGAGAAATGACTGATCGCATTTTTGCGTTTTCAATTGCACTGCAAAGCGACATAAACACCGAGCGATTCCAAGTTGTCGAAAACGGCAAACTGCAAACCTATTGGATGGGCACTGTTTACGGCGGTGGAGTCGCTACCGATGCCGGATTCAAATTCAAAACCCCGGAGGAAGCGTGGGAAAACGCCAGCCTGTTCGTTGAGCAGTGCGCCAAAATCGTGAGCGAGAGACTAAACAAGAAGGTGGAAAAATGACTGACCGCGAAAGAATGAACAAGCACACACCGGGGCCGTGGAATTGGACAGATGATGGGCGAGGTAATAAATGGGGACGCGACCAATTGAATCCTTCGGTGATTTACGCGACGAGAGAGTCGCAGCTTGCAGTATCTGACGAAGACGCCCGCCTAATCGCAGCCGCGCCCGATCTACTGGCAGCACTGCAAGGACTGCTAAGGGGCATTTTCGACGGGCCAGACGAGGCAAACGCAGCAATGCTCATCGCCAAAGCGCGAGACGCAGTAAATAAAGCGACGGGAGAAAAATAATTATGCTTAGGGAGTATCAACAGCGCGCAATTGATATGCTGTATGCATGGTTTGAGGCTGGCGGTAAAGGCAATCCGTGCCTGGTGCTGCCGACTGGATCTGGAAAGAGCCATATCGTTGCTGCACTGTGCAAAGATGCTCTGCAAAACTGGCCCGATACGCGCGTGTTGATGCTCACGCACGTTAAGGAGCTGATTGAACAGAACGCCGAGAAGATGCGTCTGCATTGGCCAGGTGCGCCAATGGGTATCTATAGCGCCAGCATTGGAAAGAAGCAACTCGGTGAGCCGATCACATTCGCTGGCATTCAGTCGGTGCGCAACAAAGCGCGCATGCTAGGTCATATTGACCTCGTAATTATCGACGAATGCCACCTCGTTAACCATAAAGAGGAAGGCGGGTATCGGCAGTTGCTATCCGATCTGACTGCCATAAACCCTGCAATGCGCGTCATAGGTTTAACAGCCACGCCATATCGCCTCGGCCACGGGCTAATAACAGATAAGCCTGCGCTATTTGACGATTTGATCGAGCCGGTAAGCATTGAAGAATTGATTTTCAAAGGTCACCTATCAACGCTGCGTAGCAAGGTGACAAAAGCAAAACTCGACACCACTGGCGTCCATAAGCGCGGCGGCGAGTTTATTGAGTCTGAGCTGCAAGCCGCTGTTAATACAGACGTTAATAACGTAGCGACTGTTCAAGAGGTCATTAGTTTGGCTGGAGATAGGAAAGCATGGCTGTTCTTTTGCGCAGGTGTGCAACACGCTGAAGCTATTGCCGCCGAACTGAATGCCAATGGCATTACAGCGGAATGCATAACAGGGGATACGCCGAAAGCAGAACGGGAAAATATTCTAAAGGAGTACAAAGCAGGGCAAATTAAGGCATTGACAAACGCCAATGTTCTAACCACTGGCTTCGACTACCCTGATATTGACCTAATCGCCATGCTGCGCCCCACCATGAGCGCCAGCCTATATGTACAAATGGCAGGGCGTGGAATGCGAGTCAAGAGTCACACTGATCATTGCCTGGTGCTGGATTTTGCTGGCGTGGTAGAAACGCACGGTCCAATTACAGCGGTGCAACCACCTAAAAAAGCAGGCGGTGGCAATGGCGAGGTGCCTGTGAAGGTCTGTGATAACTGCGGCGAGTTATGCGTCATCGCCGCGCGCATTTGCCCGGCATGTAAGAATCCATTCCCTGAGCCAGAGCGTAAAGAATTGGAATTACGAAATGACGACATCATGGGGCTTGAGGGTAAAGATTTGGAGGTTACGATCAGATAAACCGATTACGGAATATTTACCAGTGCTGCATGATGGGTATGCTGGACAGAGGGCAATGCGCCAATTAACCATTATCGCGCAATCTTCCGGCGCGCATCTTACAGAGGCTGCAAATCTGGAAGGTAGTGATGGTTTGGAATATCTTGCAGCACAAATGAGTCACAGTAAGCCGCCTAGTAGCATTGAATACAGGCTAGACGGCAAATTTCATCGCGTTATTAAAAGGAGTTGGGCATGAGCTGGTCAGAAATTGAATTAAAGGTTTTACGATGGGCAGAAGCTAGGCGCATCATTCCGCACGCCACGCCTGCAAGCCAGTTGCTAAAAGCTGTTAGCGAGATTGGCGAGCTATGCGACGCAGAAGGTAAGATAGATCGCGCCGCCATTGAGGATGCTGTTGGCGATGTGTTGGTGTGCCTAATCAACTACTGCGCGCTACGCGATATTGATATGACTAACTGCCTAGCGAGCGCCTACGAACAAATTAAGGACCGTCGAGGCATGCTTATGCCGGATGGGACGTTTGTTAAGGAGTAGAAATGACCAGACCACCAGAACCCAAATTTTTAATCCAATGGCGCGAGTGGAGGAGAGAAGGTCCGCCTAAGTGCTGCCATACCTGCGACTACTACAGCAAAGCTGGTCATTGCGAGTCGTTTGATATGACGCCGCCAGATGATTTCGCCAATGAAGTAGACGTTTGCGATCAGTGGATAGAGGAGATTCCGTTTTGAACAAAAAAGAAAAAATGCAGCTTGAACGATTGGAGCGCCTGCTAGATGCCGAACGCGAACGCGCAGAGACAGCATGGGAAGGATACCGTAGCGCGCTGTATGAACTGGTCGATTTGCGCCTAAAACTCAAACGAATTGAGAGCGCACTAAATGGGAATGAAGATTAAACGATAAAACAGCAGCCCAAGCTAATACAACAATGGCAGAAAACTAGGGAACCTTGTCATTTGCACGACTGCGTACAGTGCCACAATCAAAAAAAGTTCATGTGGTTAAGCGCTGCGAGTCGTTCAACATGATAGAGGAGTTGCTATTTTGGACCAAAAAGCAAAACTCAAGTTTCCACTATTGGATCGCCTACTAAACTCAGAACGCGAACGAACGGAAAAAGTTTTATCAGGATTCCGTGAGATTTTGTGCGAACTGGTCGATTTGCGCCTCAAACTTGAACAAATTGAAAATGAATTACATGGAAAAGAGCTCTGATCGCATCCCAACCGAGCATGAAGAGCAGCGCGAATTAGTGCGCTGGTTTCGTCAATCAATGCCAAGCATGCGCATTTTCGCCATACCAAACGGAGGCGCAAGAACTGCAGCAACTGCCGGACGCCTAAAAGCGGAGGGCGTTTCGCCAGGCGTGCCTGACCTCTTTATTCCTGCGTTGAAATTATGGGTTGAGATGAAACGCACTAAAGGCGGGATCCTCAGTCAAGAGCAAAAAGACTGGCAAAAATACTTGGAAAGTGTGGGATATTGCGTTATAGTGGGAAAAGGTGCTGAGGATGCAAAGGAAAAGATCCTCGCATTTTTCAACGATAGCCAAGGACAACAATGAGCACAGAACACAAAAAGGACGCAAAAGATTGTTTTATGACGATCCGTATTCCTGCCGATATTTACAACGCATTACGCCAAAGTGCTAACGACAACACGCGCACATTCGCGTCGCAAGTGCTGCACTACATTAAACAGGGGCTTGCAAATGAAAAAACGACTGCATTGTGAAATTAATTGGTTTAATCGTTTAAAACGACAAAAAAAAGACCGCATTATCAGGATCAATGCGGTCACACAGGCAAAGCTAATTAAGGAGATGTTAGACGGTGTTTACAACTGCACCGAACTTGCAGAAATAACCGGATTGCATTACGTAACAGTCCTGCACTACACCAGAGAATTACACCGAGCCAAAGCTTCACATATTAGTGGTTGGGATAATGACAGCAAAGGCAGGGCAGTTGTAAAAATATACCGCATTGGGAAAGGAAGAGATGTCAAACGGCCGAAAATGACTGCAGCAGAACGCCAGGCAAGATACAGGGAAAAGAAAAAATTTCAGGCGACCATTAGATCAATGGTTCCTGTTGTCAATGATACGAATACTAATTTAATGGAGATGACATGTACATCAGACGATCAACATTAATATTTGCAGCAGTTTTAATTGCAATTGTTTTTTGCTTTGTTGGGCAATCTGATTTTGAAGAAGATCAAAGACAGCAAGACAATTACTGTTTCATGATAAAGCAATGGAAACAGACAAACGGTAAACAAGGTTGGCCAGCCTATAACGGAGAACAGGGTTGTGGATGAACATTACAGATG